TGAGCCTGAAGACCACCAGCAAGTTGTGCCAATTGAGCAGCTTGTCCAGCAGCAGTAGTAGCTCTTCCAAGACCTTCTGACTGTAACTGTGACTGTACTTGCTCTGCAGACAAGCCAAGCTGTGATAGCTGTGCCGCTCTTTGTTGTGCCTGAGACTGCAACTGACTTGACAAACCAGCTTGCTGACCAAACAAACCACCAAAGGCTTGCGCCTCACCCAATGCTTGCTGACGTTCTGCTTGGGCCTGTTGTATAGCAGACAACGACGCTCTGTTACGTGCTTCTTCCTGTGCAGTAGCCATAGCCAACTGCTCTGGTGTAGCACCACCGTAGGCTGCTGAGGACGTACCTAGTCTTCCTTGGGCTGCTAACCGCTCCTCTAATGCAAGACGCTGACGCTCTTCTCCGGGACGTTGTGTAGCACGTATACGCTCAAATACATCTGCTTCTCGTCCTGCAGTAGGTTGTAGTACTTGTTGTGCTGCTTGTCCTGCTAAACCACCGTACTGTCTACGCAAAGCCTCTACGTCTTCAGGAGCAGTAGTACCTAGTCCTTGCATACCAAGACCTAATGCCTGTTGACCGAACTGTCCTATGTCAGCGCTGGGCTGTTGACCTAATAGTCCACCTACTTGTCCTGCAAATTGACCACGTAGTAGATTTATATCAGCAGGTTGCATTCCAGCAGCACCCATGAACTGACCACCTAGGCCAAAGGCTTGCTGTGATGCAGCTTGAGTAGGAGCCATGCCAAACGTAGGTTGACCCATTAGCTGTTGTCCTGCGCCTAACGCACCAAGACCTGCCTGAGCTAACTGAGCTTGTCCTGTTACAGGTTGACCAAACAACTGACCAGCTTGGCCTGCTAACTGTTGTTGAATCGCTTGTTCCTGTGGTGACAGTCCTAGTCTAGAACCCTCAGGACCTGCTGCAAACTGACCACCAGTAGCAGTAGTTACGGTGTAAGGTCTAAAGGCCGCTTGTCCCATCTGGGTTGTAGCTAAGTCTTGACCTAGTTCTAAACCCCGTGTACCAATGTCACCAAGGTCTTTATAAGCATCATAAAGAAGACCTGCTCCTCCTGCTCCAGCTAAAGCAGTTCCTCCAGTTCCTTGTAAAAAACCACCAAGACCGCCTAAAAAATCACCAATACTATCAAACAAATTGCTGTTACTAGCTGCTGCGGTAGGAGTAGATTGGCCTGATCCCAAAGCTCCTTGCCCTGAATTACCTTGTCCGAAGCCGCCCATCAGTAAGTACCTCCATCAATCGTTCCTGTTGACAGCGTACCTGTAAAAGTCAATGCAGGAATTGTCACTGTGCCTGTAAAGGTCGGTGAAGCAAGGTCTGCCTTAGTAGCGATAGCTGTTGATATGGCGTCAAACTCTGTTTCAAACTCAGCGCCCTTAATGATTTTACCGCTGTCCCCAGAAGGTAGACTGTCCTTAGCGGCAAAGTCAGTAGTCTTTGTATAATTACTCATAGTACTTTACCCATTAGTGCTAACACGTTAATCTCTTGGAGAGACAAGCCTGAACCGTCTATGTCCGCTTCCAACCCTATTGTTATAACTCCACCGCCTCCGGTAGTGTTTATTCCACGTCGTGACGTTAGATCACCACCTGTAAATTCTGCTGTACTGTTAAACTCACTTTCGTTGTAGTAACCTGTTACCTGATTACCAACGGTAAACTCTGCAGTCTGAAAGAACGTACCAAAGTCATACGCCCACTTAAGAAACATAATTGCACTGTTAGCACCAACAATTGTAGGACGTAGCTTCTTTAGTGTCTTTAACCTAGAAGGGTCTCCAAAGGTTAATCCGGGGCTGTAGTACTTAAAGCGGTACGTTTCTCCATTGTCTCTGTAACCACTGTATTCACTAATGCCACTGCCGTTACCAATCAACAGAGTGCCATCATCTTGTCTGCCGTAACTAGTAAAGCCAGTGCCGGGCCAACGAGTAACACGATATGCACCGTTCTCTAGTGTGCCTCGAACGTCAAAGCAGTAAGTTGTATCTTGAGCAGTAAAAGTAATTAGATAAAAACCTTCTTCAGGGCTGTAGACAGAGCGGTAAAATCCAGTTTCATTTTGCAACAAGCCAATAATGTCTTTTGATACAGTGCTAGACAGGCTGGTTATAGGCATGGACTTTTCTTGTATTGTCCTGCCAAAGCTCTTTAGCCCTGTATGCGACAAGAACAACACATCAGTACCCGTGTATTGAACTGTGTCTCTGTCTACGCAACCTACTCCTGCTACCGTATCTGCTAATGCCATCGTTGCTGGTGCTTCTGCACCTTGGTAAACAACAATGCTGTGCTTGCCAAATATAATTAACAGGCTGTTATGTGCAGCTAATGCAACAATCTCGTCGTAACCGTCAGGCCAGACCTTAGATAAGTTAATAGAGCCGCTAGTGCCACCTGACCAGTCATGGCCTATTAGCAGGTCAGACCAGTAAACAGTAGACTTGTCGTTATTAACGTCTGCCGTCCAGAGCCTCCCATAAGCCGCTAGAACCTCGTTACCGTACATAGCACTAGTAACACCAGCCGCGCCAGAAACGCTGCTAAGAGTGACTACAGCGCCTCCTGCGTTGTCATACACTAAAGGCTGAAAACCACGCTGAAAGAAATAAACCTTGTCGTTAAAATTAACCATCTTCCAGTTGTCAGAAGTAATCGTATAACTACCGGGAGTCTCATCAACCAATGTTGTAGTACCGCTAAGTATCTTGTTGTTACCTACAGAAAACACCTTGGTGTTGCCTGCGTTATCTTCAAACTCTTTAATCGCTCTAATCTTCGCAGAGCCTAACTCAGTCTTGTCCGTTGTGATAACAAGGTTACCTTTACGTGACGCAATACGTCCACGCTTGTCAATCACTGCGTTGTCAGCAATGTCGGCAAACGAAGGATCTTGTGCCAGCGGAGAATCTTCTGTATTGATTCCCTTGAAGGCTGGTGCAACAAGATTAATGCTTTGTAATTGTTGAGCCATAGTTACCTCACGGGGTATAGAAGATTACTTCTTCTGGGTGCTTCTGAGCGTCCAATGCAATAGCATCAGATAGATAACGGTCAGCAATAGCAAAGTACTCAGGAGCAGACGTACCACCTGTCTCACCACGTTCACGAGCCAGCAAAGCAATAGCCAAGTGCATTACAGGCATAGACGGTACTAACAAGTCGTCAGCATCAGCGGACAAGTCAGCAGTACGCTTAACGCAGTTGAAACGAATGGTGTACTCTTTTTCTGGTACTGGGTAAATATCAATCTGCGTATCACCGTTACTGTCAACACCGTTGTACGAGTAGTACTTAGGCGCACCCTTGACAGGATCAGACACAAGGTAAACTTCGTCAAAGTACGTAGCTGTCTTGTATTCCATAAACACATTAGCTGTATCGTTGATTACGTTAAGAGCTTTGATTCTGTTCTGGCTACCTGTAAGTACGTAGTTAAAAATGTCGTTAGTAGTAGAAATTGTTAAGGTAGTTCTAAGTGCAGACCAGTCCCAAGAATCTTCTACTGTTCGTTTTGCATCGTTAACAAAGTCACCTACCATCTTGCTGTAAGTGTTAGAAGAAACGGAAGCAACTTCTTCTTCTCGCATTCTTCTTAAAACATTATTTACTAGGTTTAAATATGTCATGACATCATTCCTGAGTTTCTAGCTAAAATACCATTCATTGCTAACTCATAATCCTTTAGTGCTGGCTGTTGTACGCCGTATGGAGACGTTATTAACTGTTGTAGTTGAACTGGGCCGTAACCTATGTTAGTACTGTACGGGTCAAACATACCTCCTCCTCCTCCTCCTCCAGCAAGCTGAGGCATTCCAAAGTCAATACTAGGTAAGTCAATACTTGGTAAGTCAACGCTAGGTAAGTCAACGCTAGGTAAGTCAACGCTAGGGAAGTCTGTTTTAACAAACTCCGGTGTTGTCCCTTGTGGTACTGCCTCTTTAATTACGTCTTCAACGTCTTTGACTACTTCACGGGTAGGTTGAACAACAGCTTCATCTAAAGGACGTACAACATTTTCATAAACAGGCTGTATTACGTATTTATCTATTGCTCTAGCAGTGGGCCTAACATAGGGCTGAATAATTTCATCGTCTATTTCACTTCCTATGCTCCTCACTACATCTTCGGTTTCTCTTCCTACTGTTCTTAAAGCGTCTTCTATAAAACCAAGATCACCAAATAAATCTCCGTCAATGTCAGGTAAGTCTAAACCGGGGTCTAGGAAACCAAAAGAGCCACCTTCTTGTGCGTATTCGGCAACAGACTTTAAAACATCCTGTACTTCTACTTCTCCTTCAAAAGCTGCATTTACGGCTGTGTCAACAAGAGAATCTAAAGCTGAAGTTGGAATAGTCGTTGTGCCTTCATCAAATACATTCTCAATATCTATTTCATCACCAAATGTTTCGTTAAGTACATTTTTAATCTGTCCGGAAGTAAATCCTTGAACTGCTCCTATAGCAATACCTTCAAGATCATCTCCGGTAATAGCCCCAGTTGCAAGGTTTTTAACAATATCTGTTGTTTCGTTTATTGGTAACCCTGTTAATTCAGAAAGATTATTAATTGCGTCAGAAGCAGCAGTCCCTGCTAGTTCTCCTGTTTTTATACCTTCAGCAACGCCTCCAATACCTGCTACAATACCTGCTGTTGCTAGTTCAGAAGCATCTATAGAACCTGTAGTAAGTCCTTGATTGATAGCTCCGCCTATAATGTTATTTACTGCTCCTTGTGCAAAAGTGCCTGATGCAGTTGCAGAAGCTGCTGTTCCACCTGTAAGAGAAGGGCCTAAAACAGATCCTACTTCTCCTGTAGCTAAACCCAACGCTACTGTATTTGCAAGATTCATTATTGGTTCAATAAAACGGCCTTCTGAGTCATCTACCTCATAAGTTTCAGTAAAGTTAATGCCGTTAAAAGAAAAAGTATCACCATCTGAATTTTGAAACTGAGACGTTAAATTGTATTGGTCACGTAAAGCTGACATTTCAGGAGAAGAAATTAAATTGTTAAAGCGTTCTTCTGATGTTCGGTATGCTTCTTTTGACGCATCAATTCGTTCACCAGAACCCATACGAGCGTCTTCGTCGTTTAAGTCATACCTCTCCGCAAACTGCATAGTATCAATGCTGTAAGGTACTGCGCTGTCCCACCAATTAAACTGTTCGGGGTTAGCGTCTACAATGTCCATAAAATCATTCATGTAACTTATGTAGTTATCTACGCTATTGTACTGGCCTTGTAGTCGCTTATCTTCTTTAAAAACATCACGCAACTCTGCTTCAGTAAGCATTTGAATATCTTGTTCAGACCAAGGCGCTCTAGACTGTCCACCTCTTAAGTCTGTTCCGTCCGTGACATAAGGAAACAAACGGGCACTTTCTGAAGCAGCAGTAGTAGGAGTAGAAGGAGCAGCAGCAGGAGCAGCAGGAGTATTTTTAGTTTCTGGCGCTGGTTTATTTTGTGGAGTTACAAAAGAATCAGTG